TCCAGAGGGCCTACAGGACACGATCGGGTGATTGTGGTGTTTGGATATGGGGGCTTATATGGTAGCCAATAAAGCACCCTATACGCTTCCTATACGCTCTCTATACGCTATAGATACCCTATAGATACTCTATCTATACAGTACCTATACCCTATGCCGTATTGATACCATTTGATACTTGCACATCTAGCAGATTGTAGTAGTATATCACCATACCAACACAACAGAGGGCTAGACAATAATGAAACAACACATCAGGCACTTTCAGATAGCAGCACACTACGCAGCATCAGGCGATAAAGTTTCAGCTATTAGATACCTAGAAGGTATGCTCCGCTCCGCTATGTCAAACAGGGCAGCTAAAGAGATTCAGCAAGAGATTGCTAAATACTCATAAACCAATAACCGGGGGCTTCGGCCCCCATTACCACGAGGATTAAATTATGTATTTAAACAATCAACAAATTTCACGCTTGGCAGAATACGCAGCAAACAATTACGAGTTTAGCTGTGACTGGAGACCAGTTTATCAATCGGTTAAAGATGAAATATATAGCGAATATGGTTTCAAGCCCCGCTCAAGCCTGGTCAAGCTGGTAATCAGACACGCTCAAGTGATATGGGAAGGATACAGAATTGCGGCACAGGTTCACAACAATTCACACTGAAGAGAGCCAGCTGGTAACTGGCCGAAACTCCCGACAGGGAGTCTGTGATAACCAAACGAGGGTTAAAAAATGAGCGAGTTTGTAATTAATGACTACCTGCTACACCAAGAGGCAAGAAGCATCGTGGACGAAATCTTGTCGCAAGCCGATGAAGGCCAGGATATTGAAGAAATGATCTGGCAAGCTGTGGACGGCCACGAATGGGTGATCTACACCTATAAAGCCCTGAAACTCTGTGCTGAGTGCAACATAGACGAAGGCGAGGCGATGCTTGAGTATACCGGGCAGACCTTTACCAGCCTTTCAGACCACGCAACTACGGTCGCACATTGGACTCTATGCGCGGCATGTCGCGATTACTTGAACGAATTGGAGGCGGCAGCATGAAAACAAACGCACTAGCAGAGACGATATACGCGGCGATTACCTGCGCCCTTGTGATTCTCTTTACTCTCATGGTGATTGATGGATGGAGCAGTGACATATGCCAGCAGCGAGAAGCCTGGGAAGCTACAGGCCACGACTATGTGGGGATTCCACCGGGTGCCGATAATTGCGCCACAAATGGATCAGAATAGCCCAGAATCGGGATATATGCGCCGGATATGTGGCAGTAAGTAGATAATGACACAAGAGAATTAGAGGGTAATTATGATAATTCACAGGCAAGTAAAAGAATGTGATTTTACCGGGGCAAAATACCCCGATCATGTTGACGGGATAGCCTATATTGCGCAGGGAAACACTGGCAGGTGGTGCGAAGTGTTATGGGGTGGCCCGGAAGAAAAGGCCCGTATTGAATCCGATGGGGAGGAAATACTAACAGAAGAGCAAGCAAGGAAAATAATAATAGAATCGGGCAATGGATGGCCTGATTTTTAAGAAAAGAAGTTGATAAAAAAAGCGTTACAAGTGCTACAAGTGTGACACCAGGACAGGATTATAAAAATTTGTCCGAAAAAAAGCCCCGGATGTGGGGCTTATAGTTGATAACGAGGGGGAGAGTGTATATTATAACGAATCGGCTGGGTTGACGACCCATAAGCAGCCGGGAAACTAGGAACCAGCTCCGACCGATTCGGGGCGAATTGTACCAAGCCTTCCCAGACTGTTTCAAGTCAAATCCCACCCCAATATATGGTGTTTTTTAGTAGTGACCTACTCAACTGCTAGTCGAAAGACGTTAAATCGGTGTTAATTGGCAGTGACCTACTCAACTGTCAGTCCCAGGACGTTAAACAAAAAATCCAAGCTCTGACCCGCCCTGTCAACTTGGCCCATGAGACCCCGCAAGGGGAGCGATTCACTACAGGAAGTAGTGCCACGTTATGTGGGGGGGAACACTTAGTACCTGCACAGTAGTGCACTGCCACCGGCAGACATGAGTACCGGATAAGCTCATGGGGGAAAAGGGCGGAGTTGTGTCTGAAATTTAACAGGGGGAAGTATGCCAAAACGAGTAACCAGCTACAGTCCGAGGTCCAAGTTTGCTCCAGATGGTTATAGAAGGATAAGCGCCAACCTGAAATTCGGCATTTATTGCAAGCTAAAGATGCTCACAGTAGCTACACGCAAGCCAGCCGGGGTAATCCTGGAAGAGTTAATCGCCGACTACGGTGACCAAATTAAACCGCTAGACAATGTCATATCAATAGAGGATGAAACAATGAGGACACTTGATAATTTTGTTGATGTTAGTAATGCACGAAGAAAAGCAGTACCAAAGACCAGCGACCCGAACACTATGGCGCTGAACAGGAACCTGAAATCAGCAAGCCTGAATATCACGCTGGGCGCAGACGTACTCTCAGCCGCCGGACTACGCGAGGGGGATAATGTCTCACTACTATTAAACGGGCGGGAAGCTGCGATTGTCCGGGGTGGTAACCGGAAATTGAAGCGTTGCTACTCACAACTGAAGGTGGATTTTCCCAAAGTCCTACTGGTAGACCAGAGTACGCGGTTCCAGCCTACCATTGAAGGCGGGGTGATCTACTTTGATGTGCCTGAATCGGTTGAAATCAACCAGGAATTAGTCCCATGAGTTATCAAATTTTCGCCTCCCTAAATAAGCTAGACCCCAACTTGCGGGCGATTGTTGAAATGCGGCATGGATTGGTTGATTACCAGATACGAACCTATAAAGAGATCGCGGAGGCTATGGGTTATCCACTGGGCCGGGCAAGGAATGACTACGGCAAAGCAATGTTTAGATTAAAGAAACTCAATAGGGGGTTGAATGAAGCGAAAACAGTACAGCCTAGTGTTTGAAATGTTCTGGAAGTCCCTGGACAGTTACTTCCCCAAGGGCTCCAAGGTGGAAGCATACCGGGAGTTTCAGAAACTTGAATGTAATCAAGACGATGCAGTCTGGATTGCCGGGAGGTATAACGATGCCGTTAGACTTAAACGTGCAGTAATAGAGGGCGGGGGGTGGTCAGCACCCCTCAAACACGTTTGCAGATACCTAAAAAACGAGGATTTTGATCTTGAAATCAGTGAACCAATTACTCCAAAGCACACAAAGGACAGCGAACGAAGAAGACAATACGCCGAATTTTTCCAATCAACAGAGGCAGACATGGGCGAAAGTCTGGGCGATGCTGGAGGCCAGCCGCTTAGTACAGGAACCTGTAACATCGTCTACTTCCCTGTATTGGATGAGCCAGGTGATTAACCATCCCCCTGAGAGGCTATTAGGGGCCGCTAGGGAGCTTACAAACAAACATAAGGGCTACCTTACCCTTGGGCATTTAACGGCCTGTATAGACGAGCAGAGAGGCTCTAAATCGCATCAGCCGTACCTTGCCCTGCCCAAAAAGGGATTGCCGGGGGATGAGTTGAAATCAAGAATTAAAAAAATGCGGGAAGAGTTGAATATATAGTTGCACAATACCTTGAATGTAGTATAGTGCGACCATAACCAAACGGGAGGAGTTATGCGAAATACCAAATTAGTTAACGATTTTCTTTTTGACGAGTATCAAGAGGTTGAGGCAGATCGGATAGAGGACGGGTGTAAGTTAAACACACTTCAAATGGCCCTTGACGACCCCACAGATACCTTGATTCACCTATTGGCTAACCGCCAGGATGCTGAAGCAGGCAGAATTATCAGGGAAATGCTGGCTGAATATATTGATTATGAGTTGTGGAGGAAGGACGTTCATTCAATTCCGGGGAGGAAACTAGCATGAACATGATGCAGCAGATTGATGATTTTCTAAACGGTCAGGCCGATTGCCACAGGGGACTGCCTCATAAATCAGGCCAGAGTAAAGACTATGACCGAGGATATGCGGCTCAATATGAACTAGAGCAGATGAATAACGAGAGGACACGTAATGAACCTTCAAGACCTAAGCAAACCGCTAGAAATTAACCAGATAGACTTCAGAGTCCAGTCAGTAAACAGGGGTGGTCATGCGATCATCCTTGCTTACAAGGACGCTAGGGTTGATATGCAGCGTTTAGATGAAGTCTGCGGCCCCCTTAATTGGAAGCGCGAACACGTTAGAGATAACCATAACTGCATTGTAAGTATATGGGATGAATCCAAGGGACTGTGGGTATCTAAAGAGGACACGGGAACCGAATCCAATACGGAACGCGAGAAGGGGTTGGCTTCCGATTCCTTCAAACGCGCCTGTTTTAACTGGGGGATTGGTCGGGAGTTATACGACTACCCCTTAATTCAGGTGAAACTCAAGGATGACGAGTGGCAATCAAAGGATGGTAGACCCTCGGCTACCTGGAAGCTAAAACCGAATCAGTGGATATGGCACTCAGTGTTTAATGATGGAGTCATTACTTATCTAGGAGCTAAGGATGAATCCGGCATGAGGTTTAGCTGGGGGACATTATGATTTCCGAAAGTACACATTGGTACGACCAGAACGGCGACCCGGCCTATACCATAATTGGTAAGAATGGTAAGGAACGGAATGTTACTTTAAGGGATGCAAGGGAGTTAAACCTTGTCCCCTCAGTTACCACGATAATCGGTGTCGCAGCCAAACCATCACTGGAGAATTGGAAGATAGATCAGGCTTTGATGTCTGCCCTGACTCTTCCGAGGTTTAAGGATGAACCCTTAGACACGTTTATGAAGAGGGCCAAGCTGGATTCCAAACAGCAGGCGATTGATTCAGCCAATAGGGGTACTGAGATTCACGCCGCTATTGAGATCGGATTCACCGAGGGAGTGGAGAATAATTACTTCCTTACTGTTAGGAAGATATTAGACAAACTCTTTCCGGGTAAAACCTGGACAGCGGAGGATTCCTTCGCTCATCCTTTGGGCTTTGGTGGGAAGATTGACCTGTACTCCGATGGGGTGGTGGTTGATTTCAAAACTAAGGATAACCTGAAGGGTAAAGACCCCCAGAAGTTAGTCTATGACGAACATGGTATGCAGTTATCTGCCTATGCCCTTGGGTTAGGAATGGAGAATCCAGAACGTGTATCTATATTTATAGATCGCCAGGAGGACGTGGCTGTCTGTTATAGGTGGGATGATTCACATCAAAAGCATTTGGATATGTTCTTGTCTTTACTTAAATACTGGCAGCTATCCAAGAATTATAAACCGGGGGTTAAACAAGCCTGCACTGCAACAGCCGCAGAGCTTCGATGGTTTTGACGACGATGTACCGTTCTAGCCACCCAGGTATGAGTACCACAGGAGAGAGGAATGAGCGAAAACAACGAGTCAGATTTTAGCTTTATTGGATGGATTGCATTCATGCTCTTGATAGCTTTCGTGTTTGAAGGCGAACCGAGCATTTATGATTTGGCCCACGATAAAGTAATAGCCATCCTATCCACTGAAGGTGGTGAGATGAGTGAGTTTAATGGAGATTGGAAATGATTGAATACACAGTAAAGGTTTATCTCAATTGCTACAAGGAATGGTACTTGAATGGTGAACGGGTCACCGAAAAGAAACACAGGCGCCGTACTAGCAAGACCAAAGAACTGACAGTACAAGAGATCAGTGACCTGCTTGGCTATGAAGTGAAGGTGGTGAAATGAGCTATAAAAAATTGAAACAAGAGGTTGAAAAAGAGCTAGCAGGATACGACCCCGCTAATGATAACCACAACATAGTGATTGCTCCAAAGTTTGCCGATCTACTGGAACGGTGTCTATTCGAGCTTGAGGAACAGGCAAGGTTAGTCGAAGAACTTGAGATAGAAGCCTACGGAATTATCAGATAAAGGACAGGTAGATGGAGGAGTTACAGAGGGCAAAAGAAAAACCAGCAGAACAGATAGCGGAGGCTTTAATGAAGGCTGACGGTATCCCCAGGTATGTTGTAGTAGAAGTAGATAATTTAATCAAAACCTTTTTGGAGGAAACAAAATGAAAATAGGTGTTCGTTTAAGCATTGATGTTAGCAAGATCGACAAGAGCAAACTGTACAAAGGTGAGAAGGGAACTTACTTAAGTTGCACCGCCTTTATTGACCCCAACAACCCAGACCAATACGGGAACGCCGGGATGATAACGCAGGATGTTAGTAAGGAAGAAAAGGAAGCCGGAGTTAAGGGGACAATCCTTGGTAACTCAAAGGTATTCTGGCAGGGCGAAGGTAAGCAGCAGGCAGCCCAGCCTTCACTTGATGATATTCCGTTCTGAGGTGGACATGAATTACGGTAGTTACTTAATGCAGTTGCAGTTAAATTCCAATAGAAGTAAGGCCAGTGTGGCTCGTGCAGTAGGGATGAATCTATCCAACTACTGCAAGCTATTAGAGAGGGACGATATTAAAATCTCCAACTTCCACAGAATATGTAAGGAGTTGGGGGGTTCAATGGCAGACCTTGACGGAGACGATTATGCAACCGACAGCAGAATCAAGACAACGGCAGATAGCTCAACTGGAATCTGAGATCGAACTATTAACCCAAGAAGCGATTGATATTCAAGATCAGATAGAGGAACTAAACGGCCAGCTTGTTCAACTTAGGGAGGATGTGGATTGTAAGTACCACCTAATCTCTGAGTTGAAGCTGGAGGGGGACAGGCTTTGAGGATATGCGAGAGGGAGGGGTGTAGTAATTCAATAGACCCCTCCATGAGGAAGAGTACCAGATTCTGCTCCAGGTCATGCCAGGTCAAGAACCTTCAACCAGAGAAACCTAAGTTAACAAGGGTTTGTTTGCTTGATGGCTGTGATGAGGAGTTTGAAACAATCAAGAACAAGATGTTCTGCTGTAACAAGCACAGACTCAGGTACAAAAGACTCCACCCCGATTCAGAATTTAGGATATGGGGCGACACATTAACCAACTTCAACAAGACCAACAATAAGTCTGTGCTTGGCACTCTCAAGGTTAAAGTTATGAAGAAAGATAATCCTAAATGGGATGGTGCTGAACACATCTTAAAGAGTGAGGTAAAGGAAATCTTCAGCCAGCATGGGTTTTCTGGTGTAGCCACGGGTAGAGTTAAAGGCCCGTGGATTGACCAGGGAAGGCATGACAGGTGCAGTATGGAGCTTATCCTTCATTACTTCCCGGAGATGAAAGATGCCGAGCAGAAACGCGGCATGAGGGTGATTAGTTGCAAGGAAAGGAATTTATTCTTTGACACCATGAAGCCTTATGACGATGAAGGTAGATTAAGGAATCACTTGTACGAGGTTAGCAATGGCTTACAACATTGAACATTATGATATGTACGACCTCGGCAGGCAGGCAAGGGAAGCTGGATTCGGCCCCGGTCATTGCAATGTTAACCATCCAGTTAAACGTGGCTGGTGGTTAGCAGGCTGGCATGATCTGGATATGGAGAAGGGTAACACCCGGTACTTCAGGGACTACAAGGAAGCGGCATGAGCCAGTTCTGGATTGCTAACTCCAGTGAAACAAAAAGGAATTGCCTTGAGCATCTCGAGCAGGTGTTCAAGGATAATCCTTATGTGGAGGTTAGTTACAAGATCGGTAGTACAAGGACTAACCTGCAAAACAACGCCCTTCATGCATGGTGTCAGCTACTTGCCGATACATTAAATGAATCTGGTATTACCTTTGAACAATTTTTCAAAGAAGGATATGAGGTTCCTTGGACTAAGGATGTTGTCAAAGATCATATATGGCGACCAGTTCAAGAATTTATCACAGGGGAAAAATCAACCGCAAAGGTCAAGCCTGGTGACTACCCGAAGATTTATGAGCCAATCAATATGAAGCTCTCTAATTACGGTATTCACGTTCCTTGGCCCGTAAGGAGTAAGTAATGCCAAAAGCAAACCCCCCGTCAAGAGAATTACTTGAGTACGCCACGGAAGCAGGGCGGGAAAAGCTCCAACTATGGATTGATCTTGGTTCATCCGAGAAAGCCGCCAAGGCTTTAGGTGTGACTCCGGGGACTATAAGAGTCGCAAAGTATCAGGCAGAACGGCAGGCTGCAAAGAGAGGTTATACCCCTGAAGCAGACCATTCCAGATTCATCCCCGAGGGCCAGAAGTACAAAGGCCAGTCGGTCATGGTGGATGAGGATGGGAATGTTAAGTTACGCTGGATAAAGACTGATGAGGATGAGCAGCGCCAAGAAGATGCAATCAGGGAGGTAATGGATGAGTTGTGTCAGGGGATTAAACCATTCAAAAGAGTCGCCTCTCCCAAGAAAGTATTGGCAGATTTGTGTACCGTATACACCATTACTGATTACCATGTGGGTGCTTATTCATGGAAGGACGAGACCGGGGATGATTGGGATATAGAGATTGCCGAGGAAGTATTGTTAAAAGGAATCTCGGACATGATGAACGGCTCCCCTGATAGCGATCAGGCCGTGTTCTGCCAAATGGGTGACTTCCTTCACTGGGATGGGTTATTGGCTATCACACCCACGGCTAAGAACGTCCTGGATGCGGATACAAGATACCCCCTGCTGGTTCAGGTGGCGATTAGATTGTGTGTTAAGGCGGTTGAAATGCTCTTACATAAACACAAGTCAGTCCATGTTGTGATCTGTGAGGGTAATCACGATCTAACGGGAAGTGTTTGGCTACAGGCGATTATGAAGGTGGCATTTAAGGATAACCCAAGGGTAACAGTGGATGAGTCTGTATTCCCTTATTACTCATTTGTGTGGGGTTCTACTTTCTTAGGATGGCATCATGGTCACTTATGCAGGATTAACCAACTGGCCTCAAAGTTCTTCAGCGAGCCAAGGTTCAGAAAGCAGCTAGCCCATTCTGATTACATCTATCTAGCTACTGGACACCTTCATACCAAAGAAGTTAGAGAGGAATCCGGGGCTGTCATTGAAAGACATCCAACATTAAATGCCAGAGACGCACACGGGGCGAGGGGTTTTGATAACTCTCAAAGGGGTGCATTGGCTATTACTTATTCAAAAGAGCGCGGTGAGACTACCCGCGTTACAGTGGTTCCATAGGGGTAATTATGGCAAGCGTAACTATTACAGATAAAGACTTTGAGCAATCAGAGGACAGGGGAGAGTTCCTCAAATCCAAGGGAGTTCCAATGGTAATCAAGGAAGGGTGCTGGACATTTGACCCTGCATACATTGTGGATATTGAAGAAGTAACCTATGTGGGTAGAAGGGGTGAACGGGTGTTTGTTTACAAGTGGTTTAAGAATTAATGGCCCGTGACGGACATCCTATTAACGGGCAATTCTCAGGTTCTGATCGGGCCACCCAATGAAGACATTAAGAAAAAGAGTAGATGATTTAGCCGTAGCCATGCAGAAGCTGGTGAGGTTAAAGGAAGCCGTTCAGAATGACGGGTACTGTAAGTGCGTCTCCTGTGGGATTGTTAAACATTGGAAGGAAATGGATGGGGGACATTACATCTCTCGTAACCACCAGTCTACCAAAGTCCTGGAGGAGAACATCCACCCCCAATGTAAGGGGTGTAATTTAAAATCAGGCAAGGGGGATACTCTTGTTAACATTCATTACAGGAATTGGATGATTGAGTTCTACGGCGAGGAGTTCGTAGAGGAATTGGAGATTCTAGCAAGGAAACCAGCCGACCATTTCGGGCCGGATATTGAAGATCAGATAAAAGAGGTAAAGGCAAAATGCAAAGAGTTGCAAAAGTTATTATGACATTTGGTATGTTGACCGGATGCACACCCACATTAACCGTATTAGAGGGTGCTACACACGCCTGTGGGGAGATTTACGTTGAGGGGTACTTCACGGACACCCAGGGTCAAGTAATCGTTGTAAAGGCCCCTGAGGACTGGGACGCGCAGCAGGTAAAGGAGTTCTGTGGGCGTGAGTAAATTAGACGATAAGATAATAGAGGAGTTGAATAAAGCGGATACCATTGAATTGCTTTATTTACTCTATGATCTTCAATCGCGTGTGCTGAAGATTCTCATTGAAAGACAAACCTAATGTTATGCGGGGTATGCTGGCTTGAAACAGGAAATCCAGAATGTAGGGGAGGTTGTAGAGATAGAGCCGATGGAGCCGGAGGAGTTGATGGACTGGCTGAACAACAACTTACCCTATTTGACTGGGGAGGAACAGAAGGCTGTGGGGACAATGGCAATGATGATTAGTGATTACGCAGAGTTCTTCTATTTCAATGACCACCTGCATGATCTTCTTATTGAGTTCATTACCAACAAGTATTCGGAGAATGAACTACATTAAGAGAGGTCGGCGCAGCACCCCGAGGACAGGGGGAGGAAACCCAAGATGCCACGCCGCCTCAGATATTAATCATCTACCAATAAGACTTTCTTCGTAATTCTTTTCAAGGCCGCCACCAAAGAAGTTATACCAGAAGACGCCTATACCTGGAATCTGTCTTAAAGATTTCGCCTCATCCAAAATAAATTCACCATTAGCAACCTTCCACAGGTCTGTTCCGACAGCGTCAATCAGGTCTGGAAATGCTGGAGCAACAATCTCACCTATGGCAGACCCCACCTGACCAGATTTCCCATACCTGTCAACAATATATTCTGAAGCCCCGAATAACTTAAAGACATTTTCCACATAATTGTCTGGAATATCCTCTACAGATGATCTTCTGCCTAGCAGAAAGTCTTTTACTTCATCAATGCTCGCGCCCATTGCTGGCACTATGGTCATATAAGCAAGCAGATTCTTTCCAGCTTTCTTGTAGTTTCCTTTTGAAATTTCTTGAACAATATCTCTTCGCAAAACATCAAGCTGCTTTATGGCAAAAGTTTTTAATGCGTAAAAAACTCTTCCATTCGGGTTGTTAAGATAAGCCGCTGGCATCTCGGAAAGAGATATAGGCTGGAAATCTGAAAGCTCGTTAAACAGAAAGTATTTTACATTGTCTGTAATATCCTTTGACTTCAAATCGTCTATTAGATTCTTAAACTCATCACCAAACACAGCCCCATATTTTTCTCTAAGAGATTTTATGCCCGCCTCTGACAATGCCTGAGACTGCGCCTTATTAAGTGATGAATTAATTAGAGTGTTCTTTCCGATCTTGTCTATCTTCTTGAATCCAACAGAAGATAATGCAATGTTGAGGAATCTGCCTGTTGACCCCAGACTTGAGAGCTCTTCCGCAATAAGAGAGTCCAATCCAAAATCATCTACTGATACTTGCCTTTTTCCTGCAATAGATTTTATGACATTGTAAAATCCATTTGCATAAGCAGACATGCCAATGTCGCCAATTTGTGTTAGTGCAGATATTGGGTTACCAATAGTTGTCGAATAACCTATGTTTCTTATATCCTGCACAATCTTGTTCGATGATGCCTCGCCCAAACCAAAACGAGCCTCTAGCAAAGACGCAAGCTCGTCAGCTTGTGATGATGAAATTTTTGCATTATCAATTTCACGGGCAACGAAATTAGCAATTGATGAATCAAGGTCTATAGAAATAACGCCTTTATCAACGGCATTGTCCCTTCCAAAAAACTTTCTTTTCTCTATATCATTAACAGCCCTTCTTATATAAAGGGCTAGGGACTCTTCCGGGCTGCTGTACTCATCAAGTATTTCGTCATTAATCCTTGCTATATTCCTTGCTTTTGCAAATGATATTTTGCCATCACTAAGGTAGTGTCTCCTTCCGCGAAGAATTTGATTAATTATGTTAATCCTTTCGTTCTCCGGCATATTCTTTACTGTTGTCTTTAGCTGCTTTGCTCTTGCATTAAGCGCACTATCAATTGCCCCTCTTTCTGTTGCGCCAAGTTTTTGCAATAATGATTTGTAATTTTTAACATTACGCGGGAAATAATTTTCTATTTCTCCAAGGTCTTTGTATCCAGCTTCCTTTAGCTCGTCAAATAATTCATTAAGCGTATTCTTTACCGCAAGAAACTCAGAACCATCTGAACCATGTTTTTTGATTATAGACAACACATCATCAAAATCCCCATTGTATAGACTCCTGGTCATTGACCTTTTTTCTGCCTCTGGGATTTTTGATATAGAATTAATGAACGGTCTAATCTCGTCCATTCTTTGTTTTGTCTTTGCGTGAACATTGTATTCAAGTCTTCTCAGTCTTGAAAATGCTTCTTCTGAAACATTCTTGACTCTTGTTGACAATGTCCCCAATAAATTATCTAGGAACTTAGAACCAGACCTAGCCGCAACAGGGTCAAGAGCAGCAGACTTTGTCTCAAGTATTGCTTTTGCTGATTCTACTGATGGTATCTTTAGCTTTATATCTGATTTAATAAGGATGTCATCAAGACCTTCCTTATCTATACCCATTCTATTGATTACTGTTTGCTGTATTTCATCAATGCTTTCCACCCCTCTTGCTCGTTCTTGAACTATGATGTCTTGAATTTCATCAATAGATTCATTAGCGGCAGCCCTTTCTTCTGGAACACTTCTCTGCCTAACAGACCTTCTTGCCGATGGGGACAATTTGTTTATTACAGCCCCAACAGCAGGGGCGGCAATGGTACCAACTCCAGCACCAACAGCAACCTCTTCAGGGTTGATAGCTCCCTCTTTTGCAAGATTCTCTAAAGCTACATATTCTGCACCCATAAAGGCTCCAATTGCCGCCATGCCTTTCATGCTAGCGCCAGCAGGAGCAAGTGTTGTTGGGGATGACAGACTTCCTACAATCATTCCAACCTCGTCAATGATTCCATCTATGGATTCCATTTGACTTAAAACTGGGTACTTTGCTTGAAGTTCTTTTTCCTTGGCAAGGTTTAAGACTTGACGCCTAACTTCAGGGCTGGCGTTCATAAAGTCTTGTCCATATATTTCTTCTGGAGAGTGATATGAAAATCCACCCTCAAAAGAAAATGAAATCTTGCCAAGAGGCATCTGGCTTTCTAACCAAGTTGCAGCATTTTCTACATCTGAATCAGCTTTATCAAAACCATAGCTGAATTTATCCCACATTGAAGGCTCTTCTTGAACATCGCCCTGAAGCAAAGACATGCCCTCTGGAGATATGTCGCCATATCTTTTGTCAGCTAATGCGTTAAAGTCATCTTCACTTAGCTTAGTAAAATCAACCATTATCTTCTTCCAGAAGGTATTACAGAACTCAAGTAAGCGTCCGATCTTGATTGCGCCCGACCCATAAGGCTTTGACCCATGTCTGCCTGAATCCTTGCGGCGGCAGCTTGATTGGATAACTCTTCTAAATTAGATTGGGGAATTTGTCCGGCAATCTCTTGAGCCTGTTGCTGCTCGGCTTGTCTTGACTGCTCTATCTCTTCAGACATCTGCTCGCTAAGAATTTTCACGTGTTCCCCAGGAGTTTTATCTGGGTTCTCTGCTCTAATTCTTGCTATCCTGTCATATAAGATATTGTCATCAACTTTCCTCAATCCCAATCCTACGCCTCTTAGGTCTTTAATTACCTCATCTTGATTAAATAATCCTTTATACACATCTTGATCTCTGGCAGACAGAGGCTTAATTTCCAACTTATCTTCTTTAGGTGCAAGAGTTGTAATCTCTTTTTGGAATTCTGGGTCTTCCCTATCGAACATTACCAATCTTGTGACATTATCTTCACCAGTAATTTCCTGAAGAAATAGATTTCTATCTGGTTCTTTTACTGATTCTTGACCCAACTTAAGCGCATCCTGCGGGTCAAGGTTTGGCATTAATGCCGCCAATTCAGGATTGTTCCTTGCAAGACCTTGAGCGTATCTAATTATGTTTGCATCTCTTATTGCTTGTTGCTCTTTACGCAATCTTTCTGCCATTGCAGCATCTTGAGCAGCAGAGGTTTCGGAAGCCATAGCTCGCATCTGTGCGGCCTGTGCGCCCATACCAAGCTCACCAACCCTTTGGGCAGCAGCTATGATGGTTTCAGGCTTGGACGGGTCTACACCCTTCAGGACATCTTGGAGCTTTTCAGATTCAGTACGTACATCCAGACCCAGCATACCCCCAACACCCCTACGGAGTGCCTCCTGCCTTTGGGGCATCTGCATGGAAAGGGCAGATACTAATGGGGCTTGAGTACGGGCAAGACCAGTTAGACCACCTGTTAACTCACGGCCCCTCAAGATTCCTTCGGTCAGCATCCTTTCTTGACGCTGAGCAGGAGTCTCAATGATGTCGCTAAATAAAGATTGTATGTTGATAGCCATGATTAATCCTGTTACCCAAAGATAGCCCTTGATTGTGAAAGCACATTACCAATATTTCCTAAAGCTCCACCCAACTCAAACTGTCCTGTTTGAGGGTTTATAGTAATTACTGAGTTATCGGCTGTCTGTCCGCTTTGCCGCTGTTGCTCACCACGCAACAGGTCAAACAATCCTTGATACTGCTGCTGCCTGAGGGCGTTCTTAAGGCTCTCAAAGCCCAACTGGGACTCTATAGCAGACTCAGCAATACCAGCCCCCAGACCCAATCCTGAGGACTGTAGTATGGTAGCAAGACGAGATGCCTCAAGTTGCGGGGTCAATGCCCTCAGAAGCTCCTGCTGTGGAGTGTACGCAGTAGGTATAGCGGCAAGTCCCAACTCACCCAATAGGCCCAATCTGGCACGAGTCTCACCCAATCCGGCAAGAGTCTGCTGAGATCGCAAAGCCTGTTCAGCCCTGGCCTGTTCCATAGCGGATACAGCAGATGCCGCACGTTGCTCTTCAATAGCTTTACTAAGGGCTAATTGCTCAGGAGTACCCCCGAACATTGAGGTACGCACACCACCTCTACCCTGACCAAACAATCTTTCCTCCAACTGGAGGGCGGCACGTTCCCTTTCAGGGGCTTGCATTGCCTCTAGTCTCTGGAAGATGTCAGCCTCTCTAGCAGTCATTTCACCAGCCTGAGGGGTTAACATACCTATTATGGCCTGTTGTTCAGCAAGGCGCTGCTCAGGGCTTCCTAGGGTCTCAAAAGCACCCTGGGCAAACCCACCTACAGACCTCATCAAACCCATCTCTTCGGGAGATAGCTGGGCCTGCATACCCGTAGCACCCAGCGTAGCAGCCGCCCCAGTGGGGGTAGTAACGGTAAAAGGCTTGAACTGGGACTGTCGCCCTATCTCGCCCATTAAACCGCCTTCAAAGGTAGGCAGGTCAGGTTGTCCACCAAAGAAAATATTAGCCTCCTGACGGGCTTGGCCTATGTCCTGAATACCTCGTTCTGTTAGTGCCGCTTGACCGATACCGCTTACCAAGCCACCCAGTTGAGTGCCAAAAAGACCACCAAGTAATGATTTTAATGTTTCGTCCATTAGTATGTGCCTCCGTCAATGGTGCCGGAGAATGTTCCTGACACGGTGAGGTTGACAGCAGTGGCAGTGCCCGTAAATGCTGGGCTTGCCTTATTAGCCTTAGTGGCTACGGCTGTCGCTATATTATCAAACTCAGTGTTGACTTCTGTTCCTTTGACCACCTTGGCAGGGTTGCCTGACACCAGGGCATCCTTGGCGGCAAAGTTTGTTGTCTTAGTATAGTCAGTCATTAGACAATCCTTCCAAGTAGTGCTTGAATGTTTAATTGTTGAAGAGCAATGGATTTACCGTTTACGGTCGTTTCAACACCCACGGATACCACGGCACCAGAACCCGATGCGTTGATCTTCTGTCTGTTAACAAGACTCAAAGAACTGGAGTATTCCGCGTCCGTGTTGTATTCGGATATATTATATTGGGCAGCGTTGTTAGCAGGTAAGGTATACGCCTGCTTCTTATAATTATTCGTGTAATCATAGGCCCAGTTCAGTACGACAGTAGCCTCTGCACCGTCAAAGGTAATCAGGTTGATCTTTTTAAGGAACTTCAAGACAGAACTATCCCCGAATGATAAGGGATGGGAGAAGTAACTTAATTGATAGGAGGTGTCGTTATCATCATAGCCGTTATACTTGGCAATTCCTGAAACATTACCAATGTAAACGGTGTCATCCACCAGATTTGTGAAACACAATGGGGACATGTGAGTCCACGTAGTCGCTCGGTAAGACCCGTCCTGAAGGGGGAATCTGGTGTCAAAGACATAAACGGTCTGAAGCCCTGAAAAGTTAACAAGAATGAACGCCTCTTTGGGAGAGTAGAACATATTGATAGTTTCAGTCTCACTAGCTACAAGGTTCTTCACATCATTGTTAACATTCTTTGAAATATCCCCAATGGGAGAGGATTTTTCCTGAATAGTCCTAGCTAAACTCCTCACACCAGAACGGTCAAGGAAGATCAAGTCCTTACCAGTGGATACAACACAATCTCTGGATACGCATCCTATATTAGATATGGTATCCGCTAGGCTCATAGTAGAAGGAGAATCAGGCCCCTCGTAAATAAGGATGGAGTCCTTGCCAAAGATAACTAGGAACCCATTGTGGGATGCCAGAGACACGATCTCGTCATACCCATTAGGCCATACCTTGGATATATCTATTGAACCAGAAGAGCCTCCTGTCCACCCTGTACCGTCAAGAAGGTCGCTCCAGTAGATAGTTGACTTGTCTGACGAGAAATCAGCAACCCATAATCTACCAAAACCCGCGAGAACTTCATTACCCTGTGGGGGTGTCCCAGCGGAACCGGAATGAGCAGACATCTTCTGAACAGCACCTGCGGCGTCTGAGTAGACAAGAGGCTCGTGTCCTCTTTGGAAGAAGTAAGCCTTGTTGTTGAAACTTACAATCTTCCAGTTATCATCAGATACTGTGTAAGAGGCCGGGGTTTCATCTACCAATGTAGTATCCCCAGAGAATATAAGGTTATTCCCAACAGAGAATATAACCTCATTTCCACTGGAATCCCTGAATTGATGCACCGCCTCAATACCATCGGAACTTCCCAATACGGAAGCCCCGTTAGTGGATACCATTTCGTATCCTTTACGCGCAGCAACACGGCCCTCTTTGTCAATAATGCAGTTATCCGCAACAGAGGCAAAGGTCGGGTCTTGTGCCAGTGGGGCATCCTGGGTGTTAATCCCAGCAAACCCCGGCGCAGTAATAGTAATACTTTGTAGTTTCTGGGCCATTAGACTACCTGAAAGGTCAATTCAGACGGATAACGGTTAGCATCTAAAGCAATAGCATCTGATAACGCGGTAGAGGCTACAGCAAATTGTTCTGCTGCTGACTGACCACCTGTCTCACCCCTTTCCCTAAGAGCCATTGCAAAGGCCATCTGTAATACAGGGTTGGTGGGTACTGACAATACATCAGCGTCATCTGATAAATCAGCCTGGGGTTTAACAACATCAAACCTCAATGAATATACAGCGTCAGGCTGGGGATAAACCTGAATCTCCAAGTCCCGATTTGAATCCGTACCAATGAAGGTAAAGTAATCAGGAGCGCCGGACTGGGGGGTGGTGTTGTAGTTGACGTTGTTAAAATATTCCTTAGTCCGTTGGTGCATGAACCTTTTGGACGTTGTGTTAATCACATCCTTAACAACAGCCAGATCGCCACTTCCAGTCAGTGAATAGATGTCCGTACCATCTACCGTACTAACAGTTATGGTCTCTCTAAGGGCAGTCCAGTCGTAGGAGTTTTCCACTAACTTCTTGGCATCATTAACAAGATCACCAATGAGAGCAGAGTAATCCGTCTCGTTGGCTGTCGTTACAACATCCTCCCTTAATCTACGGAGGACATTGTTAATAAGGTCTAAATACGTCATACGAATGGCCTCGCTATAGACTGAAGCATACCAAGGGCTTTAGCTACGTTATTCAATTCTTTCATTTGTGGCTCAAACAATTCTCTTGAAAACATCTGTTCTGTAATGGGGGCTTGTTGAGATAACATCATAATCAGACCGTTTCTAACACCGTCACCTATACCATCTCCTGTACCACCAGTACCACCACCAGTACCACCACCAGTACCACCACCAGTACCCCCGTCACCGCCTGTAACTTGTTTGACAGTGCCGGGAGTACCAGTGGGGGTTTGCACTACCGTGTCTCCAACCAAGCCACCATTTGTAACCGCAGGGGTTACAGTAGCTATATCATCAATACCGCCAACTACATTAACCGTATCTCCTGGAGTCGTTTCAACATCCTGTGTTCCTGAATCTGGGCCGCTATAAGAACCACCAATTACATAAGACGGGTTATTTGCTGCGTCCTCATTGTAGTCAGTCTCGCCTGTGCGCTCATTCCTGAACACTCCACCACCCTGATATATCCAAGGGTTCTCTGGGATGATAGTAAGATCACCGTCTCTAGCCGAAACATCACCATCTGTAATATCACCCTCTATATCTACAGCAGTGGTATCTTGGGTTAAGTCATCTGTGGTTCTTTGACTTAAATCTACTTCCTGTTCGGCGGTTATACCTCCTGTACCTGCAACATCACCAATCCCGCCTTCAACATCTAAAGGTTGAACGGGGCCAGTCTGAAGAAGTTCCAGAACTGATGGCTCACGTCTCTGCTGGTCATAGGCGGCCTGTATTTCGCTTTCAGGGATTCCTGTGCTTATGGATACATCTTCTACTGTTACGTCACCGCGCCTTAACAATTCAGTGACATAATCTATTTCAGCCTGATTAACCCCATCAGCAACAGCCTGACCAATAGCATCCAAGACTGTTTCTTTTGCGCCTTCACCGTTTTGACCCAACTGCTGAGAAGCCAAGGCCAGCCTTTGCGTGTTCTCAAAAGCTATCCTTTCCTCGGGGGTCATTGGGGTTTCCTGAAGACCGTCATCCTGAAGAAAGTCATACAAGATTGAAGCAAACAAAGATGCTGGGCCACCAATAGAAATAAGAGGGCTAAGACCTGCTCCGGCAGTAGTGCCAAGAATGTCTGCGCCAATAGAACCGCCCATAGCGGCCTGTTTTTCAAGTGCGGCGATTGAAAGATCAGACATTATTCTTCCTCAATCATGTCGGTTAAAATGTATTGCATTTGATACTGGAGTATCCCCACTAAATATACGGGGTCTAGCCCTTGCTCAATCTTTTCTAGACACCATTCAGTTAGCTCGCAATCTGCTGTTTCCGCTAGAGCCACCATCTTGTTAACAGGAAACTCCACAATAGACATCACAGAACCCCAAGGTTAATAGCGCAATAAACTCTATCTATTAGTTCTTTGTATCGGCTCATGTCGTGATCTGATACAGCATCAGTCAATCGCCAATCATCCTTCATATAATCTCTGTCTGGGTCAATACAGACCATATTCGTGTTACTAAAGTAAACAAGGGACTGGCCTGAGTCCGGGCCATAAAAGTACCTTGGTACTCTTGAGACTATATCGCTACCCTGGACAAAAGATAGCTGGGTCTTAAGGTGGCTCATGGTGGTCACATCTGACTTCCAGAACACATTGGGTTTGCCAAATGTCACAAGGTGAAGGTCAATAAAGTCATTCATAGAATGTGCTGATAGTTCAGCTAATGCGCCACCAAGGGAATGGCCGCATATTATTGTCCTTTCGTCAGGGGATAGGAGACTTCTGATCTCATCCCAGACTGACTTGTGTGCCATTGCAAAACCACCATGACACCACCTGCCCTTATACTTAATCGGAATAGCGGATAGGTTAAACAACCAATCATGTGCCTGCTGAGTCCCCCTAAACACAACAACCTGGAAGTGATCATCTTTAATCACATACGCCGTTGTGGAGGTCAGCCCCCGCTCTACCTTGACACCCTGAACTTCGTTATAACAGTTGAGTGAATAGTTAGCAGCGAGCTTGGCAATCTGTTGGTTTCTACTCAGCACCGCAAGTAATCTCAATCCTGTGTGGTTCTACAGCTACAGCAACCGCCTCACGGTTAGCCATACGTGATTCCATAGGAAGGGCGCAGTATCTATCAACGGCGCTTTTAACAGCCCCTACGGAGCTACAGGAGGCCATAAACAACAGGCTAATGGTAAATAGGATTCTCATGTTAAACTCCAGTGTAATTAGTAATAACAGCTACAGCGGCGGCAAATACAACCCAGAAGATTCTTTCAACAAATGCCCGGCTAATCTTGTCGCTTAATAAAGAAATCTGCTCGTCCATGTGTTCAACCTTCTGCTCTATATTAGTCTGACGATTGAATACTGTAACCAGCCTTTCCTCAACACGGGCAAGACTTACAACAGCTTTCTGGAGGTCATCCAGCTTATTCTCTATTCGCGAAAGGCGATCTTCTGACATCACTTCACCTGACTACTAACAAAACTAAAAAACCAACTAATCGTAAAGATACAGGCTGTTACCAGGCTAACGATGATTGTTCCGTCAATCATAATGCGTTTCTTTGCTGCCTTGGCTTTTGCTTCTTCTACCCTTCGCTGACGTATCTGCTTGCGCTTCCTCATCATGTCTAGGTAGAAATCATTACCTACTGTCCAACAGATCAATTCCCTTAAGTCAGACTCCATCTTCTGCATTTTGTGTTCAGCCATCTGGAGTTCCAGTGCTTCAGCTTCTACACTTTTGCCACGGAATAACTTTGACCCGTTTTCGTTTTGAATCTTCCTTACGTCTAGCTGGTCTTTCTTATCATAAAAAGCAGAGAAATACTCAACCATGTCACTGGCTTCACGCCCCATCTCCATGGCCTTCTTGACCATGTTGTAGGACTTGGCAGCGGCACCAAGCAAAGCCGTGACGGTAACTGGCTCCATTCTTTAATTAGGCTCAACAGGCCAATCAGTGTCTTGTAAGTTCGGGAAGTTTGCGTGACTAGTAATATCACGCAGAGCTTGTCTGTAGTCTAGCCAGACCTGTGGTACTTGAATGCCTAGACTGTCTTGGGCGTTCTGGTCTACTGCCTTGACTGTCACCCAGTCTGATTCGGCGAGTAGTTTATCACGTTGAGTCCTAACAGAAGCCGCAGCCTTAGCATCAAGATCAGCTTGATAAGCCGCCTCTTGGTCTGCCTTAGTGTGCGTTACACCTTCATCGTCGGTGTAGTCTTGGAACATATCCACGATCTTCCACGCCTGTACCCAGTTGCCATTGGCGTCTTGGGTAGCACCGTCTCTTACCGCTGTTGTATATCCAGTGGTTTCCGGCTTGGGAGTGATTAGAACAGGGTCAATGCCTAATGAGGCGCATACATTTGCACCCCAGACTTTAGGCAGTGAAGTGTTTGGGAACATTCTTCTGACATCGCCTTGATTTTTGACTTCGCCAGTTGATTGAATACGATATTCCATGATTCACCTATGCTATCGCTAAGAAGATGTAAGTGCCGCCACTAGCGTTAAGC